GTAAAAGATTTAACTTCCAAAAGTTTAGTGCTAATGGTGTTGATTTTAACTTAATTCCGCTAACCGATGAGCTTGGTCTTGATGTTATGGCATGCACCACAAGTGCTGGTATGATTGATTTGGCTGCAAGTTTGGGTATGTCAATAGGTCGCGATCGTATCGTTGATGATGCTGAATTTGCCGCCGACATGGATGATTTCTGGCTTGATGATGATATTAACACAGGAACAGAGCCAAGTATTCGCGAGAAGGTAGGTATCGAGGTTTTAAGTATCAGTGATTTAACTGATGCTCTTAATGAGGTGATTGAGAAAGAGCGAATCGTCAACGAGCAATACATTGTTGATAACGGCGGTGAAAGTCTTGATGACTTAGATGTTAACACTTTACGAAATGAACAGGTGGTATAATATGAGCTTAACAAAAAGCTTTAGCTGTAAAATTACAGACGAATATGGTGGAGAATACCCAGACGCGCTTGTCGCATTTTTTGATTGGTTTGAATGGCTTGGGCGCGGGGCTAAATCAACTCAAGATGACATTGATAGTGAGTACACTTACAACCATGAGACTAGCGGAATATCTTATTATGTAAGCTACTGGTACAGAAAAGATCTCTATGGCGTTAAAAAGTCAAGACCCCTTCGTCTTGAGGTTGGCGGAGAGTTCGTTAATGAGTTTAAGGTTGATATGGAACACCCAGAGACTGTTAATATTTTCAATAGTGAAATGGATCCAACTGTCAAAGTATTACACGCTATCGAGTTAGATATAATTAGACGGAACGCATAATGAACATAACACTTGATACAATGAGCTTTAATAACTGTACGGTTGGCAAACTCTTTGTTGATGGTGTTTTTTTATGTTACACAATGGAAAAGCCTTGGCTTGATAATGCGCCAATGATTAGTTGTGTCCCTGATGGTGTCTATGAATTGAATCCCACTAGCTCTCCTAAATTCGGCGAAACATATTGCCTAGAAAGCCCGAATCTAGGTGTTAGCTTGTCAGGCAATACAAAGCGAACTCATATACTTATTCATAAAGCCAATAAAGAGAGTCAATTACTTGGTTGTATAGCACCTGTATTATCGTTTGGTGTATTTACTGGTGCTGATGAGTGGTGTGGATTAAGTTCAGGCGTGGCATATAACAAGTTGATGGATATTTTAGGTGGTAACCATCACCTGTTAACAATAAAAAGGTCTTAGTATGAGTACAGACAAATTAAGAGATGCAGCATCTCCATATAAAAAACTATTAACAGAACAGGAAGAGACCACTAAAGCCATAACAGGCAATAGTAACCTTGTTTCAGTTAGCAATAAGCTACTACAAAAGATTGTTGATTATAAAGAGTTACAGAAAAACGGTGATATAAAATTCCGCAAAAACAGCTCAATTACCAGTGCGGTAACTAGCGCGGTAAGTATAACTATTTCACTAGCTGCCTTGTATGTTAGCATCCGTGGAGTACCTAGCTTTTTAATTCAATTCATGGCGGCAGGGTAGTTTATGAGTGACTTGATAAGATGCCATTTAGTGCATGGCTTTAATGTTAAGGATGGAGGAGAAGATACCATTGATAGGCTCCTTCCGTACATTGAGAGTGAAGGGCTTGTTGTAGCTCAACATGATTACGGGTATCTGCGCATTCGTGGGGTACTACGAAAAAATAAGATAATTGCGGCGAAGATAAAAAACTATCTAAGCGAACGTGATGTGGCTATAGGTCATTCGAATGGAGGCGCTATATTAGTAAAAAGCTTACAACAGGGTGCTATATTAGATAAGTTAATCTTAATTAATCCTGCATTGGATAAACATTTTGAATTCCCTAGTTCAGTTAATGAAATCCATGTATTCCACAATAAGTATGATAAAGCAGTTGTAGCTGCTAAGTGGTTGCGTAAATTAGTATTTTGGCGCAACTCTTTTTTGTGGGGTGAGATGGGGAATACTGGCTATAAAGGCGATGATAAACGTGTGACTAATCACGCGCTAGCTAAGGGGCACTCAGCAGTATTCAACAACAAGAATATTACAGCGTTTTCTGTTATGATTAACGATATAATAAAGACATAGATATAAAAAATTAAGGTGCACGTAATGGCTAAGCCAGTTGATGATAATTATAGCGGTCAGGTAGGAAATAGCGTATATGCAGGTATAGAACCTGTAGTTGCTCACGTATTTATAGGTTCAGGGCAAAGTAATTGTCAAGGTGTTGCTGCCGCTTCAGACACACCGATACCAGTCGGACAGCTTGTTGGTAATGTTAAAACATGGCGCAGAAGCTTAAGCGGCAATATGTATTCAGGTACAGGTCAGTGGTTAGATTTAGAATACGCCACTAATCAGTACGAGGGGCGTGGGCAATTTGGCTCTGTGCTTAAATTCGCTATGAACCTGCGCGATAATTTAGAAGATACTAACAACCACATTTATATAATTAAAGCAGACGGCAACGGTAAACCTATTGCTGGATGGTTAAATGGAGGGCAAGAAAATATAGCTATGTACGCAGGACACATAACACCTGCCCTTGCTAATTTAGTCGCTAATCCTGCGTATGACGAAATAAGAATACATAGCTTTTCATGGGATCAAGGTGAGGGTGATTCTGATACGCAAGGCGAGGCTAACGCATACAATACCAACCTCACTACTTTAATATCCGATCTAAGAACAGCGCTTAGTATTCCTGATTTACCCGTTATAATTAGACGAACAGAAAGTACACACGTTAATCACACTTATGTCGGGGTTGTAGCTCAGGCTCAGGAAGATGTCGTTAACGCTGACGTTAACGCTAGAATAATTAAAGGACCGTGGACTTATGTGGGGGATGATGTGCACATTGACGGCGTGTCACAAAATGCCGTTGGCGATGAGAGATACAGATTAACTAACTTGATGACTAAGGGGATTTTATACAGTGGCTAATTATGGCGTGAAATTCAATGGTTCAGGTAAAGTAACTACAGCTCAGTGGACTTCAGGGTTGGTCTTTAGTGTTAGAATGAGATTCAAAACAGGTGCGCTAGCTGTCACTCAGGGGATTATAGGTAAAAATGCAGATTTAAACGATTACTTAGCTCTGTATGCAGACGGTAAATACTCATTAAAGGGTAGTAACGTATCTTTCAAGGTGTCAAATACCGGTCTTATGGTAGCGAATACAGAATACGTGATCGAGTTTGGGCGTACAGGAAGTACGCTAGGGTACGTAAACCTCTATCAAGGCGACGGCACAACATTAATAGATACTGAGACATTCACTACTGACGCTAATTTTGTTTTTGATCGGCTTGGTGTAGCTAGTACGTTAATTTCAGATATTACATTATGGGCTGTGGATATTACAGGCGGGACACAGTCTCGCAATTATATCTCTACAATAAACACAGGGACAAATTGGTCTGAAATTGCAGGTGGGCAAGATGGTACACTGGCGTCTTTGGCAACAGATGGTAGTGAGTGGGTTTTAGATGCAGCAGTCGCAACACCTATAACCTTTACAGGTACAATACCTAATCTTTCATATAACACCGGCGACGTGGTAAGCGAAGATTTATCTAGTTACTTCTCAGGTGCAGCAACACCCTTTACATCTACGAGTATAGGCACTGTATTAACTGGTACGGGATTAACACTCGACACTAGTTTTGTGTTATCAGGTACAGCTACGGAATCGGCTGTTACGGGTGTTGTTGTAACTGGTACTGATATAGATTTGGCGACAGCAGATTCAAACGCATTTAATATAACTATTGCCGCTGCTGCATTAGACCCAACAAGAGCAGAGATTGAAGCAAGTGACGAAACAGGCGGCACTAGTCCGCCATTCTTGGTTAATGACTTTGAGGTTGGTGATGCGTCAACCGATGAGTTTGCTTTTACTATTGATAATCAGCCGTCAGATGGTGTGCTCGTTACTGATGAATTCTCACGCTTTACATTTAGCGGTGCGGCAATTGGTAGTTACTCTTTTGATTACACTGGATATAAGAACGGCGTTAGTTACGGGTCGGCTACGGTATATATTGAAGTAGTCGCTATATCGTCAACACTAAACCTTACCGCAACAGGTATACCAGATGGTACATACTTGGCTGAAATATGGGACGCAGGGCAAGATCCCATGGTAAGACTGTCCGTTTTGGGTTTAGATTTTAGTGGCGATACATCAAAAACCACGGTAGATCTCGCCGTAGGAACGCTGACTAAAACGATTATTGATGGTAGTAACCCACCAGAGACAGGGGTGTTATGTTACGGAGTAACTGAGTAATGGCATATAATACTTTTACAGGTTATAACGTATTTAGTGTGGGTGCTGCCGCACCTGCGCTAGACATAACCACATCGAACTCAAGCCTTTTAGAAGGAGAGATAGCTACACTAACCTTTACTTTTAGTAAGGATGTTATAGGTTTTGATGGCGGAGATATTGCCATTACAGGCGGTACAATTAGTGCCTTTAACGGTTCAGGCAGTGTTTATACTGCAACGTTTACACCGCCTACTGAAACCAATGGTTCATCGGATATTACTGTTAATGATAATAGCTACGCAGACACCAGTGGCAATAATGGTACGGGTGATAGCTTAAATATCACTATTTACACGATTACGCCTGACACCACAGCACCGACTCTATCGATTAGTTCGGATAAGCTGGCACTAGGTATAGGTGATACAGCCAATGTAACGTTTACCTTTAGCGAAGTTGTAACGGATTTTGATATTAATGATGTAGTCGCAACGCTTGGTACGATATCGGGTTTTAGTGGTGGTGATGCGCTATATACGGCAACTTACACCCCACCAACTAATACAAGCTCAATTGTTAATGTTAGTGTTGCTGATGATTCATACACAAACACTAATGGGAATGATGGTGTGGGCGACTCCATCGCTATAACAATTAATACATCTTTACCTGTTGAGAATATAACGGTAGCTAGTGGTGCACACAAAACCATCACTAACCAAAAAACATCAGCATACGCGAGAAGGGTTTATATTGGCGATGTTGAAGCGTACTCTATCAACGTTAGTGAATGGCTATCTGGTGAAGCTATAACCTCGACAGGTATTTTATGTGAAGACGGTGGCGTAATAGTTGGCTATAATAATGAAGTGGACGGGTTAATATCCGTACTTGTTACAGGTGCAAGTGTCGGGGGCGCTAATGTCATATTTGATTACAGCACAGCAACACGAAACACCTGTACGAAAATGATAATTAAGGTAGTTAATAGCTGCTAGAAAGCTTTAATGTTGCCACGCATCAGGTAGTGGCGGCATAAAAAATAAATAAAGTAATAATTGCAGGTCATGGCTGCACAAAAGTAAATGCAAGAGTTATTGCAGATTGCCAGTCGTTTAGTTCAGCTAAACACATTACGCTCTACGGGGGCAGGATGTCACAAGTAAACCCAACAGATACAGAGCTAGATGATTACGCCACTGAATATATCAAGCATGGCGACCAAACAAAGGCGTGGATTGCCGCGTTTCCAAAATCTAAAGCCAAGCCAGAAACCGTACACGCTAGAGCCTCAGAGTTCCATAAAAATAGTAAGGTTAAAGTAAGGATAGGTAAGGTTAAAGTAAGGGTTGCTGAAATAGCTGAAAAGAAGTTTACAATCACCATAGAAACACGCCTACAGTGGTTAAAAGATATTTTCGACGCAGGTATGCAGACTTATCTCGATGCGCAGGGAAACAAGCGTAGGGAGAGCCTTACAGCTTCAAGGTCTGCAATTGATACTTTAAATAATATGCTAGGTATTGATGAAGAAAGCGGAACAGTTAAACCTGTTAAAGTTATGATAGGAGTTAAAGATGCCTCTCGACCTTAATTTTCCACAAAATGAATTTTACCACATGGATAAACCCTTTCGTGCTTTCGTTGGTGGGTATCGTTCAGGTAAAACCTTTTTAGGTTGTGTTAGGTTGTGCGCCTTAGCATTAGAATACCCAGGTATACGATTAGGTTACTTTGCACCAACATACCCACAAATAAGAGATATATTTTACAATACGATTACTGATGTTGCTGAATTGCTCGGTATGACTGTCGAGATACTTAGCTCAAAGAATGAAGCTTACCTTTATTATTACGGCGACTTACATGCAATAGTTAAATGCAGATCAATGGAGAAGCCGCAGAGCATAGTGGGGTTTGATATTAATCATGCGTTAATTGATGAGATTGACTGCATGAAGAAAGAAAAAGCCGATCAAGCATGGAAAAAAATTGTAGCCCGATTATCATCAAAGGGTTTTGACGAGCAAAGGCTGTATGATGAAGAAATGAGCGCGGAATTAGTTATCGAGGCACTTAGTGAGAACACTGTTGACTTTACAACCACCCCAGAAGGCTTTAACTGGATACATGACTTTTTTGTTAAACAGGTTGAGGATGATAAAAAATCAACAAAACCAAAAGGCTTAGATAAGTATTATGGAAGGGTTCATGCGTCTACAAAACAAAACGCTATTAACTTACCCGTTGATTATATTGATAAGTTATATGCAACCTACCCGTCTAACTTAGTTGATGCTTATGTTGATGGCTTATTCGTTAACTTGAAAGGTGGTACTGTTTACCGGCTATTCGACAGAAAGAAAAATCACTCTGATGAAATAGACGACAAAAACGAAACTTTACATATTGGAATGGATTTCAACGTTGGCAAGATGAGTGCAATAGTTCATGTTGAGCGCAATGACGACCCAATAGCAGTAAATGAAATATTCGGACTATTAGATACTGATGAAATGATTGCTGAAATTAACCGTTTATATCCTGATAGAAGTATTTATGTATATCCTGATAGCTCAGGCAAAAACCGTAAATCAGTTAATGCTAGTGAAACCGACATAAGCAAACTTGAAGAACAGGGTTACTATTTACGCTACGATTCGGTAAATCCCTTTGTACGTGATAGAATAAACGCTATGAATGCCATGTTATGCAATGGTGCAGGTGAAAGGCGCTATAAAATAAATACTAATTTATGCCCTAGATATACCGATGATTTAGAGCAGCAAGTTTATAACAAGCAAGGCGAACCAGACAAGGCACACGATAAAGACCACATGCCAGATGCAGGGGGTTATTATATCGCGTATACTTATCCAATAATCAAACCAATGACAAGTGCGGACTACAAATGGCGACGATAGAGAGAAACTTAAGCATTGTAAATAACGTCGAATATGACGAATATGCAAGTCGGTGGGCTACTGTTCGCGCCTTTAATGATGGCGAGCCAAAGCTGAAGCAGTTTGACTTGATGCGCGCCGGCGGATCCTCCAATAGAGTGTCATTTTTACGGCGCATCAACCCAAGCGACACATCTGACTACAACAAAGAGAATAATATAGACAATATCAACGGTGCTGTTTTATTTAACACTGTCGTTAAAACTCGCTCTGGCTTGCTTGGTATGCTTTACCGTAAACCACCTGCCGAATCTGAACTGCCCGAATCAATAAGGTACATCTATAAGAATGTAGATGGTTCAGGTTTATCAATGGTTCAACAATCACGCTCAGTAAGTAGCGATGTGGTCTCGATTGGTCGTGATGGCCTATTAACTGATATGCCCCGCAATGATGAAGGTGTACAGATTACGCAGAGTGATGTTAATAACGGATTTAGAGCCTCTATTCAAGAGTATAAAGCTGAGTCTATTATAGATTGGCACGAATCTGTAATTAATAACGTTAAGGTACTTGATGAATTGTGGTTGTGCGAGCAAATAACCACATTAGTACCTGGTACACTAAATACGCGTGAAATTAAGAATCAATACAAGGCTTATCGCCTTAGTAGTTCAGGCGTAACAGTTCAAACATATACAGACTCAGAAGACGGTAAAGGCTTAGGTGATTCTGAAGAGGTAATTGTTACTGATTCGTCAGGGGCGGCGCTAACCATGATCCCCTTCGTATTCGTAGGCTCAAAGAATAACCAGTCTAAAGTTGATAACTTACCGTTAGAGCCAATCGCCTTAGTAAATAAAGGGCATTATCAAGAGTCTGCAAACCTAGCTGGCTCAAGCTTTCAGTTGTCAGCATGTCAACCTGTAATTAGTGATACTAATTACGGTAGAATGATGAACGACCCTAGAAACATAGGTAAAGTGGAGTTAGGTCCAAACTCTGCCATGGTTTTATCATCAGAAGGTAGCTTTGCCTTGGTTGCTCCACCGCCAAACCCCTTAGCAAAATCTATCCAGGATGGATACAAAGAGCAAATGATTGAGTTGGGCGCTCAATTAATTACACCAAATGGTGGTATTGAAACTGCTGAAGCTGCACGATTAAAACACGCCTCTGACGTATCTGATTTAGAGGTAATATCTGAAAATATTTCTTCTGCATACACTAAGAGCTTAGAACACGTTTGCATGTTTATGGGTGTTGAGTATAAGGAAGAATACACATTTAAACTCAACTCTGAATTCTTTGAAGTGTCATTAACTGCCGATGAAGCTCTTAAGTGGGTTCAGACTTGGCAAGGTGGCGCGATGTCTAAGTCAGAACTTGATACCATCATGGTAAAAGGTAAAGCAATAGGTGCAGATGTTGATCTTGATTTGATGAATAAAAACATTGAAGACAATTCACCTTCAGTCAATCTCGATGAATAGCAATGGCTAAAACATCACCTGAATTGATCTCGATAGCAGCAAAAAACCAAGCTTTACTGGAAGGAGTTAAGCTTGGTTTGCATGCTAAATTTGAACCCTTCCTCAAAAAGATTGATAAGCAGGTCAGGGTTGCAATACTTACCGCGCCTGATATCCAGACATCTAAAAAGGTAGCCAAGGCTTTAGAGCGTGAAGTTAACGCGATTCAACAAGCAATCTACATTGATTACCTAGCAGAGTTAAATGCTGACTTAGCTGAGCTAGGTGTTCAGCAAGCAGGGTTTGAAGCGGCAAGCTATGAAAGCGTAGTTGTTAAGTTTCAATCAAAGATACCATCACAAGAGCAAGTTATATCTGCGTACTCCATCAATCCGTTACAGGTTGAGAATTACGCGGGCAATCCATTACTAGCTAATGTCATTAAAGATAATTCAGCTAAAGAAATTAAGCGAATCAATAAAGCTATTTCTGACGGTTTTGGTCAAGGATTAACGAACAAGCAAATATCAACAAATATCCGAGGAACTAAAGCCAATAGGTTTAATGACGGTCAGTTAGCCAGTGTTAATCGCGCTAATGCTTCAATTACTCGTACGGCAGTCCAACACATATCAACGCAAGCAAGGCTAGCAACCGCCAAGCAAAATAAGGACCTCGTAAAAGGCTACAAGATAGTTGTAACCTTTGACAGCAGAACGACGACGCTTTGTTATGATATCGGTCAGCAAAACGAAACTTTTGAATTAGATAAGGGGCCTATGCCGCCCTTGCACTACGGGTGCAGAGATACAATAACAATGGTACTTAGTGAGAAGTTCGATTTCTTAGATCAAGGTGCCACGCGATCAACGGTTAACGGGCAGGTTAGCACAAAACTAGGTTCTTATGATTGGATGCTTGACCAACCAAAAAGCTTTCAAGAGGCTAGTATGGGCGTTAAGCGAAGTAAGCTATTGCGTGACGGTGGCATCACACCCACCGAATACGCAAAATTAAGCACAAACAGTAGGTTTGAAACCTTAACTATAGAGCAGATGAAAAAGAAAGCGCCAAGCGTGTTTGAGGCGGCAGGGCTTTAAATTCCAGCCCCACCTACTTTATATGGTGTGCATGACTTTATCATGCCGCCACTTCTTCTGTCGTAATTTGGAGTACTGCATCCACTAGGTAATTCATTGCAAACCAGTGTTGCGCCTATGTCATGCATCTTTAAGTGCAGTTTTATAATGGTTTTAACAATCCTTAATGATGGGGTTTTCCCTGATTGAGTGAAGATACAAGTATCACCTACTCGTTTATATTCCCAGTTACCTCCCGATGCAACACATAGTTTGCCTGCTATTTCAATATTCATCACTTACTCTCCTTTACTTTAATGTCAGCAGTTACTCTCTTTGTTGCCGCATCAATAGCATCAATCATAAAGGTTGACTTATAACCAGGAGGATTACCGTAAATATCTCTTGTTGTTGCTGTAGCCTCCATTAATTCATCATACTTAACCTTACTCATGACAATCATTTGCTGAGGCTCACGACCAGGCTTTTGAGTCACGATACACAATGCCTCACCTGTTTCTTCGCACTCTGTTAAATGGTGCGCCATTCGCTTACGTGCTGCTTCACCGTTAATTATTTTCATCTATAGTTTCCTTTTTAAGTTGCTCTAAATTGCTTTTGTATGGGTAGGGTGCGCAACTAGAGTGGATTATTTCTTGTAGCTCGCTCCTGCTTGCGCATACATAAATGTTTTTAGTGTGGTTATCTAGGTTGTCTCCATTTATGTGTAACACCATTTCCACGTTAGGAATCAAATCTCTACCAATAAATTCAGAGGCGACCAATCTGTGTTCTTGAATAAACTTACCTTTACGTGTCGCTTTTGTTTTACCTCTTGCTTTCACCCACATCACGCCGTCTTTTTCAAACCTATCACTTCCGTATATATCTTGTGATTTATCAAAACACACTTTAGAGCAGTAGCCAGATCTCTCTGCCCTTGAATTCCTTACTATATATTTATATGTGCATTCTCTGCATGTCAACTCAGTGTTATTATCCTCTTTCTTGCATTTCATTGAGCAATACTTTGATTCAGGTCTTGGCGGATTGTCGTACCTCTTTTTTACATTGTTACTACAAACAATACAGCAACCCATATTTATTCCTTAATTAATTAACCTGTACTGATAGTAGTACAGCTAGCCGTACAGCGCAACCTTATTTTGTATTTAGTTGATAAAGTGTTAAAATGTAACTGTTAACAAATAAAACGGACTGGTACCATGAATTTTAATGATTATGATTTAAGTGATGAGCTACGGGCAAGACTCACTACAGACTATGATGCAAATGTATCTGATCTAAAGGCTAAAAACACAGAGTTGATTGAGCGCGAGAAGCTACAAAAAGAGGCTAACGAGTCTTTAAAGTTATCCCACGCTACAGACGCTGAAAAGGCAAAGCTCGACATTGCTGAGGCTAGCGGAAATGTAAAGACATACAAGAAGCAGTTAGCAGAAAGTAAAGAGACTCTTAATTCTGTGAGGCATGAATTTTCACAAGAAAAAGACGAGCGAATAAAATTGGATGCTTTAAATGTGTTTAGTGCAAACCTTGTGTCAGGTAGCGACATGGGCAGAAAAGGCATGATTGACACATTTAAAGAAAATACAAAGGTTGTTGATGGTGTGCTAGTTACTAATGACCCGTCAATGACAGTTGAAAGCTTAACTAGTAGCCTTATTACGGATAAAGCTAACGCTGGTTATGTTGTTGTTAAAGTTGGCAGCGGAGCAGGCTCGACAGGCTCAAACGGTGGATTTAGCTCGGTTAAATCCCTTAAGGACATGACAGCAACGGAGGAGGCTATTTTAGCCAATGAAGACCCTGCGCTGTATCAATTATTATTAACTAAGTAAGGGCTAAATTATGGCTGTAAAAATTGTGGATATTTATAATCCGTTGACATTCGCTCGCAGAGAGCAAGAAGCACAAGTTGAATTAAACGCGTTTTTAGCGTCTGGTATTATGGTTTCAGATCCTCGCGTATCTGACCAAGCATCAGTTGGCGGGAACAAGGGCGAGTTGCCATTCATCAAACCATTAGGTACTGAAGAACCAAATTACTCTAATGACGATCCTAATAGCAAGTCGACATCTAAAAAAGTGTCTGGCGCTAAAATGGAATGGCGCTTAGCTTCACAAAACCAATCTTGGTCAACTATGGATTTAGCGCGTGAATTGGCGCTTATTGATCCAGTTGGTGCAATTACTGGTCGTCAAGGTGCTTATTGGGCTACCACTAACGAACGTCGATTGATTCAATCTTCGCTTGGTATTTTGGCTGATAACGTCGCTAACGATGCAAGCGACATGGTTGTGTCTGTTGCCACTGATGCGGCGTCACCTGTTTTAGATGATGCCAAGATTAGTGCTGACATTATTATTGATGCCCGTCAAACTGCCGGCGATCATAAGGGTGGCTTTGCTGCTATTGCTATGCACTCAGTTATCCACGCTACACTTGAGAA